ATCCATTGAAATCTGAATTATTTCCACCGTTTCCACCTCGGGCACCGCCGCCGTTTCCAGCGTTGGCCGTAGTGCTAAATGCAGTTGTGTTTCCTCCTGCTGAACCAGCAGATCCTTGTTGTGCTCCATTACCGTTTTGAGGTCCACCGGTACCTACTGTAAATGCAAAGTTACCTGTAGCAGCACCTATTCCTTGTTGGTTTAATCTTACGACACCAGCACCACCTCCCGCTCCATCTGGAGCATGAACCGATCCACCGCCACCAGATCCACCACCACCAGCGATAAATCTATTTATGACATTAAAACCAGGTTTAGATGGTACTTTCGATACTGAAAAAGTACCGCTAGTATTAAATTTGTGTAGTTGATATTCGTTACCACCGCTATTGATAGTAGTAACAGTTCCACCATTAGCTAGGATTATGTTTAGTCCGCCTCCGAATCCAAACCCTCTAGCTGATCCACCACCTCTTGTGCTTATTAATGGCATAATCTTTGTTCTCCTATTCTATTATGCAAACTGTGTTTGAGCTGCAAACACTGTAAACGCTGCGTCTCCAGTTTTTATAATTGTATATGAATAGACATCTACAGAACTTGCATTACCTGCAGATGGAGCTGAGCCACCTTGCCATTCTGGAGTAACTGTTGATCCATCAATCTGAACAACGTTATTGTAATAAGGAGTTGAACCTTGAGTTACTAAATGAGCGATTGTAAGTGATTCACCTGTATCCATGATATTGTTTAATGAGTTTGAACCATCACCTCTAATATTTAAAGTGTAGTTTGCTGCAGCGTTTGTTGTAAAATATAAAACTGCTTGAGTAATTACATCAAAGGTTATTGTCCCCGTAGCTGCTGTTGCGGCTATTGTAGCTTTTTCTGCTAACTGTTCAATTTTAGAAGCACCTAATGTAACCCTACCTAATCCTTTTGGAGAAAGGTTAAGATCAACATTTGTTTCACCAGAAGCTGTAATACTAGGTGCATTACCTGTAGCAGCATTTGCTAATGTAATTTCATTAACTGCTGAACCTGTAGCTGTTAAAAGCATTAGTTCATTACCACCAGTATCTAAAATAGAAGTTCCAATCTTAGGTGATGTTAAAGTTTTGTTTGTTAAAGTTTGTGTTCCATCAAGAGTTACATCACCAAAACTTAATGCATAAATATCTGGGTTAGTTCCATCATTCGCTGTAGCAAATACAAGTTGATCACCTTTATCTGTTGCAGAAAAAGTAAATGTATCTCCTGAACCTGATACATATTTAAATTGTACTGTGTAAGCACCTGATGTTGAATTTCTTAAAAAATAAAATGTTTGTGCATCTAAAGGAATTGTTACAATTTGATTTCCAGTAATAGTACCTGTAAACTCGATCATTCTGTGAGACATAACTGCACCAGTTGATCCATCAGAAACTGAAAGAGCTGTAGTTTGTGCACCACCTGCTATTGATTGAGCAGAATATCCACCAGCAAGTTGCTCTATGATTTGTAAATTAGTGTTAGTTTTTGTTCCCCATGTACCGGCGTTTTCACCGGTTGCCATTAATTCTACGCCGAGAGGTGTGTATGTTGATGCCATAATTTTGTACTCCTAATTAGTATCTTTTTTTAATTTGTTTTATACTCATTGTCAATCATTTACTGCAGTATAATTTGCACTTTGCGTTGCTGTGACTGAGCTATAACTAGCACTTTGTGTAGCTGTAACAGCTTCGTAACCTAAAGGTGCTACATTACCTAAACTAACAGTTGCTGAAACTCCTGTCAATCCCATTACATCTGCAGGAGAAATTGCTCCAGTTGAAGAAGTTAATCCAAGCCCTGTTAAACCCATAACTTGATCTGCAGGGTCAATTGTTCCAGTTGAAGAAGTTAATCCAAACCCAGGTAAATCTATTACAGGATTTGTAGAAATTTGTATATCACCTTTAGATACAGTAGCACCTAATCCGGTTAATCCCATAACGTCTGCAGGGTTTAATGAGCCAACAGCAGATGTTGCTGCTTGACCTGTTAAACCCATTACATCTGCAGGATCTAGTGAACCTTGTGAAACTGTTGCTGCTTGACCTGTTAAACTAAATGAAACATCACCAATTATTGTAGGATCACCAACAGCTGTTGTTGCTCCTTGTCCTGTAATACCTTCTACGTCAGCTGGATTTAATGAACCTACAGAAGATGTAGCTGATTGACCTGGTAAAATTATTGCAAAGTCATTTGCTTGACCCCACAATTCTTCACCCCAACCATCACGGCCCCAACCAACTTCATTATAAGCTTCTGGTGAACCAACAGAAGCTGTCATTCCTGGACTAGTTAATTCTGCAGTGTTGTCATTTACTGCGCCCCACTCTCCAATGTTCCAACCAGTTCCACCCCAACCTGTTAAGTTAAAAGCTTCTAATGAACCGACAGATGAAGTTAAACTTTGACCATCTAAATTTACAATTGGATTATTACTGTCTCCCCAAGACTCTGAGTTCCAAGTATTTCTACCCCAACCATTTAATGTGTAAGATAATACGCCTTCTGCGTTTAATGATGATGTTAATCCAAGACCAGTTAATGATACAGTATTATCTGGAAGTTCGCCATACTCGTTTTGACCAAAAGCTTTACCACCCCAACCTTGTTGAGGAACACCCATGTTTGTTCCGCTACCAACAGATGAAGATAGTGATTGACCTGTTACAACTTCAGTTACTGTGTTTGATTGCCAAGAGTTAGAATCCCAAGTGTGTTGTCCCCAGGTAGTTGACATAAGGAGTTCCTCCTTATGCTATACGAATTATTGCGTTAGATGCGTCTGCTGTTGGAAATTGAATTGTAAAAGTTCCACTTGTTACAGTTTTGTCTGATCCAAAATCAATGATAACACATGAAGGATCTCCACTTGCTGAATCGTTAAAAATCATACAACCTCTAGCAGTGAAAGAGGCTGATGTAAAACTAGTGTCTGCAAAATCACAAACTGCAGTTGTGCTGTCAGCAACCGGTGTAACACTTGTAAGTGCATTTCCTTTTGCTGTGTAACCAGATCCAGAAACTTCATTAGAAGTTGTGTATGCAGTTGTTGCTGCGCCTAAAGATGCTGAACTTGTATATAAAGCTATATTGAAAGTGTTTCCGCCTGATGAACTAAAATTGTGCACTCCTTTTAAAATTTCTACTTTGAAACTTGTACAAACTGCCGATGTTATTGCCATAATATTTTGCTCCTATTATTGAGGCGGTGACTCGATTGGAATTCTTAATGTACCATCCGTGTAATCGTCTCTTCTTCTTCTTCCAAGTTGCATAGCTGCAAACTTTTGTAGTTCAGTTTTATACTTATTTTCATATAGTGTCAACATATCAGTTGGACCTTTTAAAAATCCATATGCCTCTACTAAACATGCAAATAACAGACCTTGAGGAAAATATAAACTAATATAATTGGTCTGATTACTAGATTCTAAAGTAGCAGGCATTTTATTATAATATATTCTAAATATGTAGTTAGCATCTGGAGTAGGTGCTAAATAAATAGATCCTGAAGTAGTGTCTGATAAACCTGTTGCTCCGCCAAACATAGAGTAATATTTAGGTTTACCTGTAACATCAGCTCCTGATGCGGTTGATCCTTCAGGTCCTGTTAATCGTCCTACATATTCACTTAAAAATGTTTGATCACGTCTTTCTAACCATGTACCTTTTTCTGTAGAATTAGTAGCATTAAATACTTCAACACCTCTAACAAATAAAGATCCTGCTGGAACTCTAATAGTATTTACGTCAGTTGCCATTGTACCTTGGTCCACGAATCTGTCTGAATCCATAGGAAGATCCATCATAATTCTTTGTTGAGCGTTTAAAATAAAACTTTCTAAAACATCTGTTGTAAATACATTTGCATCTACCTCTGTGTAGTTTCTAATTTGTGTAACTAATGTGTTGTAACTAATTCCTGACATTATGCTTCTAAAGTTACCGGTCCAACTGAGACTGGGTATCCTCCTCCTCCGTTTACAACACTTGTTGCATTTGTATCAGCACTAAAATGAAACCAATCTGTTCCGTTTGTTCCAGTGGTATTTGTAGCACCGCTAATATATTTTCCTACAGTTATAGTATATCCAGCAGTTTTTGCAATTGTAGATCCTGTTATTCCTCCTACTCCATTTGGAGTGCTAAAAGCACCTGCTGTTCCTGGTGAACCTCTAAATCTTCTTATATCACCTGTTGTATAACCATGACCTGGTAATAAAACGTTTACAATAGCTGAACCTACTTGATATGTTTGAAAAGGATTGTTTGGTAAAATATCTAATGTAGGAAACTCTACTCTCGCAGGTCTTGCATGTTGCAAACCTTGTGGATCAGCTCCTACAGGATGTGGTTGTAATTGTGGTTGTTTAGGTTCAAATTCGGATGTGTGTACCCACGCACCAGTCCACTCTTTAACCATTTCTCTATATGGAAATGCAGCTCCTGATCTATCGGAAATTGCTAATGCTCTACTACCTTTTGAAAATCTAGCCATTATATATTTGGATAGTATGTCTTCGGAGTAATAAATGTGCTAGCTGCAGAGCCATCTTCAGACAATGCTCTAGCTAATTCATCCTCGTACAACAACTTCATCTCCTGTGTTCTTTGTGGTGCAAATTTCATAGATAAATAATATGACAGTCCTGAAACCATACATGGTACAAATCTAAAAGGTGTATCACTTGCGTTAGTATATGCTCCTGCATCTTGAATTCTTTTTACGTAATAAACATTTAAAAAATTATCTGCGGCAGTTGCATTCGGTAAAGGGTAAACTGTAATTGTAACTTTATCTATGAATCTTTGTACCCAAAATTGTGAAGGCGTTCCATTAGATGCTTTGTTGGCTGTTGCAGAATAAGAATCTCTAGCAACTTTTGTTAAACCAATATCTGATTGATTTGTTGTGTTATAGTTTTGTCTATATGTAACATTTAAAATATCTGAAATACCATAAACATTTGCTACCGGAACTGTTGTAGCTTGTGGTGGTTCACCACCTCCAGGCACATCTGTAGCATTTCTGTAAAAAGTATATACACCAGATCCTTCAGCTGTAGCATCAATATTAGTTGTTGAACCTGCAACTAAATTAATATTTGTATTTCCTACTTCCCAAAAATGTATTCCTCTATTACCCCATTCTTGAAAAAGAATGTTTAACGATCTTCTTGCAGTTTTTAATTGATGTCCTGCCGTCCCAACTAAACCAAGACGTTCATACGCATCTGCAATGATTTCATCTATTGAGAAATCCTGATCAAATGAATATGATGAGGAAGTAGTATTCGCCATTGGCTAACTCCTTAAAATGTTCCGATTACGTAACAAAAATCACAGTTAGTAAGATCTACGTAAGCTCCATCATTACAATAAATACCTGCTCCCGGCATTTTAAATTCTTGAACAGCGTTATCGGCTGCTGCCCATTTACCATGAAAAACTAAATTTTTTGCTGTTGCACTTCCAGTTTCATTATAAATTTTTATTTCAGCATCTCCTCCCGTGGCCATTCCATAGATGTTCATAATATTAATTGATTTAATATTAGTAGCTGTTGATGTAGTTGGCGTATTTACTAAACTTTGTAAATTACCATCTGCAGTCAAGACAACCGATTGTCTTACTTTTGACGTTATTGACATAATTTTATTCTCCTTAAATTCATGTGGGGCCGAAGCCCCACAATAAATTAATTATTAACTTAAATTATTATTTTGCATGTACAAAATAGTAACCGTAGCAGCACCTGTAGTACCGTCACCATTAGCTGCTGTGTAAGTTGCAGTGACAGCTGTGTCAGTCGCTCCAATATCAGTTGCTAGAGCAGTTGTTCCGCCTGTATGAGTTACGCCTAATGCTTTAACATTTGTTGCACTCATAAATGCATTATCATCTGCCGCAGTACCAATAATAACCGTAGCTGTACCACCGTCATTAGAAACAGTTGTTACGTTCATAATAGCGTCCACGATTTGTGAATTTGCAGGAATGATTCCTATTGTAGTTGTATTAGTTGCACCAATAATATCTATTACTGCTGATTGAGACATTAAAGTAAAACCTAAGTTTTCACTTGCTCCTTGTCTAACAGTTCCAGCTTTAATCGGTCCGCTAAATGTAGTATTTGCCATATTAATATCCTCCTAGATATCTGAATACTGTCCCTAGGGTTGTCGACTATACGCGTCAGCATTCATCATTTATTAAATG